GTTCAAGTTCTGAAATGCTGGTAACATTAATAGGCTCATCCACAGGGCCCTGAGCTGCATAACCAACAGCAAAAACAGTTGTACCAACAGGAAGTTGTGCAATCAAACTTAAATCAATTTCATTAATCTCTACGCCTGGTGATTCTATTGTGCGCATTTTTTATTCTCCTAATTTAAAAACTAAATACATAATTCTTTATAATTATTTATGATTTTTAGAAAAGTTTTTTGAAGTTACAATAGATGAATATCCATTTGATTAAAAACAAATTCAAACGAACATCCTAATTGATCGTGCTCACGATAATTGTAGGACAATTCACCTAATTTTGTAATAAATGCATACTTATAAGTAAATTCTATAATTTTATTATCATATTCATCTCTACCAAAAACTGTTATAGTTGTTTGATAATTTGGGACAATAGGGGGAATAGATTCAGGAGCACCATTTGGAAATATTTCCTTTCCAGCATATGTGCTTTCTATAGGATCATTTATTAATTGTTGCCATTTCCACAATACCCAATAGTTTTTAAATTCATTGTCTACTTCAAATCCTACCCGTACTGGTGGATAGGCCGGTCTGTTATAAGATGTAACATTATAATTCTGTTGGCCAAAATGTATAGGTACCTCAGGAATCGAATGTTGAGGTATTATAATGTCATACAATGAAAATTGTAAACTGTCCAAACTTAATAATTCATCTTCTCTAGATTTGCGAGAATTTAAACCTTTCATTATGTTTGGCAGACTCAATACCAACAAAAATTTATCTTTGCGAACTTTGTTTAGTGCAGCTTGTGTAATGTTTTCACTCATATTAATTATTTATGAATTAATGGACGATAACCTTGTTTAATTAAATCTTCCATTCCTTGATCTGCAGTAGGATTAATATCTAAAAATGTTGGCAAAGGGGCATTAGATTGAGTTTGATATATGCTATCTAATTTATATAAAGAAGGTTGCTCTATAACATATTGATTAATTTTTAGAGGCTTGCCATAATCATCTACTTCAGATACTTCATAATAACTGGTAACTATAGAATCTTCTAAAAGAAACAAGGCCCATATTAATGCTAATACTCTATCATCAAATATATTGTCTCCTAAACGTTTTTTCCATGTACCATTAGGATAGCGAATAAAAGTTTCCATTTCTCTAATAGTTAATAGATCATATATTGTAACTGCTTTCGTAGTATTAATCCAATATCTCATATTCATTACACCTGCATATTTGGTATTTGTGTGAGATATAATTCCCATGCGCGACTGATTATATACTCCTATATCCGAATGATCATATGTAACAACATTTTGATATCCATGTGTCTTGTACAATTCATCAATAACTTGAGCTCCACAATTGTTTCTTTCAATAAGCATTGGTGCACACCCATAATGATGGCCAATACGATTTAAAATTTCAGCAAATTGAAGAGGATGAATTAATCGGTGATGATAACAAGCCACTACTTCTATATTTGTTAAATCAGTGAAATCTAAAATTTGTGCTACGGATGCAGCTTTGCCAATGCCTTCTCCCACATCAACTCCTATTCCGTATATGTGTTTATTTTGAGGGGCTTTCCATATTTTATAATGATCAGAATCTAATAACTGCACAGGCTCTCTACACTCCTCAGACATTTGCACTAACATTTCTTTATCAATAGCAGATTCGCCCGTTTCTAAAAACACATTTTCAAATTCTTGAGCAAAAAGATCAGTATCTCCATTTAGTGCAGCAAGCATTTCTTGATACCACTTAGTTCCTCTTCCAGGAACTTCGTTCCAATTTATACTCTCTGCATGCCAGTGAACACCATCATCTGTATCTTCTCCTGCTACTGCTTTTAAATAAATATTAGCAAATTTATTAGATGCTCCTTTTGGAGTGCTTACGGCAAAAATCTTAGTAGTACGTTTTTTAGAAGCTGATATAACAGGAATTACAGAGGCCCAAAAATCTTGCATGATATGGTCTGGTACATGTGCCATTTCGTCAATGATAATGCATTGGTGTGATAGTAAACCATTTACAAAATAAGTGTGGGTGTCTTCTATTTCTAAAAATTCATAAACAGGATTATCATTAATATTTTTTTCAATATTAACAATTTTTTTATTCCCATAAATTTTTGTTCCTATTCCTAATGATTGAGCGCGCGCGGAAACAGAATCGTTAATCATGACTTTATGTAATGTAGTACATATAAGCGTTTCACCAGAATCTAAAGTTATTTTTAGTTTATCGTTGTTAGCACCTTTAATTAATCCTTTAAAATCTTTAAATCCTTTATTTGTAAGAATTTCAAATTTGGTATTTTTAAAGGTTTCTGGATTTTTTAAATCAGCCATGTTTAGGTCTCCCTAAAACAAAATTATCAGGAACAATATCTTTTGTTTTAAATTGTTTTAATTTTAAAGTATATGGATCATATGCAAAAATATATTTTGTATATGATCTCCTATTTTTCATTGGACGAAATCTCTTACATCATTCTTTTAAAATTATATTGAGTTGTTCTTCTGTCTTTTGAAGCTCTTCATATAATTTTGATATACTTGTATTGTATACTTTTCCCGTTAATTTATCTCGTACTGTAATAATACTATCACCATCTACACAATTAACAGTTTCACCACGAACAGCAGAACCTGTTGTAGTGCTAATTGCAATACTAGAACCATTACCAAAAATAACTTCAGTTTTACCCCATTGCTCTACACCAGGCTTTAACCAATTAGGCAATTCTTCATAGGCTAATTTAATTCGACGCAGAATGGTAATAGCTGTATTTTCTTTGTTAGCAACAACTACGATTCTCTTATCACTATTAAAACAAGTCGTCCATAGTGCATAAATACACATCATTGTTGTATTTGATGTAGGAATATATGTTTTACCACATAAAAATAGATGGTCTATAGAATCAACTGTTAAACATCTCACAGGCACGCTTTCTGTTTTTTCAACATTAACTATATAATGCCATTGATTTCTTTTTTTAGAATCGGGGGCGATATTAATATCTTTTTTAATACGACTTTTTTTGAAAGACAATTTGCAAACATCTTCGCGTGGATGAAATATAACCTCTCCACATTCAGAACATTTTATTCCATTACAAGTAGGAATAAATGTTCTATATGTAGTTTTATACCCCAAACTTTCAACTAATTTTTTGAACTGTTTTGTTAATTCGATATTTGTATTGTAAAAATGTGCGGTTCCTTTTTGGTTTATATATCCATCACTGTCTATTAATCCTTTTAATAATTCTAATCGTTGATCTCTATTACCAAATAAATATATATTTGGAATGTGTTTATTGTATAATAAATTATTTTCTTTTAATTGTGTATGAAGTGAATTGTTTTTGCTTTTTAATCTAAGAGTATATAATCTTGGTTTATAATTTTTGAGTCCAATTTCATACTCACTATTGTTTGATAATATTTCAACCAATTCTGTAATATCTCTAGGACCAACTGTTATTGCAGAATTATCAATACATCCATCTCCTAACCATAATCCTAAAACATATGGATCAATAGGCAGTTCTTTTTTTTGATATTCTACCCCCTGTAAAACATTAAAAATTCTATGCATGGGTTCTTTTTTAATTCCACAAAATAAATTGTCATAAATTTGTTTTGTGGTTTTTCTTGACCCTTTACATTTTCTTTGTCTTTCAGATTTTGATTGTGTAAACCATAAATGGCCTTCATCTGCAATTATTGTTTCTCCGTTATCAAAAACAATTTTATAACAAGGCCTGTCATACATAACATCATGGGCCTTTAAAATCTGACAAGGAGTTCCAGATGAATTGAAAACCAATTCGCCATCTTTTAGTTCACCCATTGTTTTCCACCCAACAGGTGTTGGAATCGGCGTATCTAGTGCTAAAGCCTTTCCACTTTGACGGCTAGCTACCGTAATAACGAATCTGTTTTTCTGTAATGCTTTCAATATTCTTTTTTGCTTAGCATATAGTTTAATTTTTTGTTTACCATCATCGGGTGTTACAATATAAAAATATGCTTCAGCAAAATGTAAAAGGCTGTCCTTTGCCTTTTTCATTTCACTAATCATTTTAGCAGTCCACTTAAATTCTATATCAGAAAGTGGAAGATTTTTATTACCTAAATAGCTTTGTGAGCGATCAAATTTATCATTATCAACAGGAATAACATCTTCTATATCTGTTTTTGTTTTCATGCAATCTACATTTCCTAAAAGTATTTACAAAAAAATGATGAAAGAAACATAAATAATTAAAAGAAAACATAGGAGATATTTATGAAGACAGATGGACTAATGGATGCTTATCGATTGATTGTAGAGAACGAAAAGAAGGGCACAGTAGACGGTGCCGTAAAAGTTGGTAAGACCTTTGAAGGTGAAGAAAAAGCTAAACCTAAAGGTGATATGGGCACAGATAGTAAAGCAGCTAAAAGCGTTAAAAGTCCTCAAGAATCAGGCACTGGTCTTAATTCCCGTGGCAAAGGCGAAACAGGAAGTCAAAAGAATTTGAAAGAAGCAAAGAAGGAGATTCACAATATGTTACCAGAAAGCAAATTTGATATGTTATTTAAATCACAATTAGTAGAAGAAGAATCTATTAGTTCAGATGAAAGCCCAATTGAACAATCAGGTGCGGCATCCTTTGATGATGACAAAGGAGATTTTCCTTCTGTAGAAGGTGAAAGTGAAGGCGATATAGGTGAAGAAGTAGATGTTGCTACAGAACTAAGATTGATTATTGACAGACTGACAGAAGTAGCAGAGCGATTAGGTGCCTATGATTCAACCGATGAAGATGGTGGAGATCCTTTATCAGATATATCCAGTGAGCCTGAAGGAGTTCCTCCAGTTGCTGAAGCCTCACAAGCTATGAAAGAATTAAAACCCCTACCTGATTCAGTAAATAAAATGACATCTAAAGGCAATTTTAAGGTTAAATCAGATCTTAACCCAACAGGCAAAGGTGTAGGATCCATTGGCGGTCCTGGACATGGTGAGGCTGATGGTAAGGCTAAAGCAGCAAAAAGTACCACATTAGGTCCTAAGATGAGTATGAAAGCTGACGCTAAAGGTCCCGTATCAAAACCAGGCGCCGGATTATTTGATAGTGTGTAATCTGTTAGTATATTAGAACAAAAAGCTATTCTTTTGAATAGCTTTTTTTATTCTCAAATTCCTAAATAATTAAAATGCCATATCGCGCTAAAGGTAAATGTGTTTACAAAAAAGGATCTAATAAGAAAGTTGGATGTACTAAAGGTTCTGTAAAAAAATATATGGCGGCATTACATGCAAATGTAAAAGAATCTGTTTCTTTTAAATGTTTTTATAATCAGAATCGTTTAATAAAGCAGTCCTAACTATCAAGTTATTTATTAATTCTTGATAAATTGCATATATATCATATTCATGTTCAATTCCCTTTGTAATAGAAAATCTTACATATAGTGCTGAATCTTTTCCGTATAATTCTTTTATAGTAAATCCGCTTTCAAAAGTTTCATCCAAGAAATCAAAATGATTACAATATGCCTTCAATAGAGGCAACCATTTATCTTCTATTTTTCTAATTTTTACATTATCTGCAAAAATTTCAGAATGTTCATTAATAATTTCTTGTACATCTTTAATCTTCTTGACCATGTTGTGCTTCCTTTCTAATTTGCATTAATAGTTTACCAAGGTTATTTTCTCCAACGCCATTACAAACCCCCCAAAAAGTATCATACCAAGTATTGCCTTCTATAAGTTCATTATCATAGGTTTGAATTAGTTTGTTTCGTAATTCTGGATTATTAAATTTCTTTCTAAGCAATTCATCCATTACATAAATTTTAATATCATCCCAATCAGATCTTAATGTTATTCTTTTGCTCAATTTTTTAGCCTTACCGGGAGTGGGGACAGTTTTAAACATTTCTTTTTCTTCAGGTATATTTGTTTTTGCAGATTGATAAGCATGTTCAACCGTTGGATATATTACACCTTCAAATTTAATAGGGCTAGGATAAAAATTAGATAAAAAACTATATTCACCACTAAATGAATTTATTATAGATTGGTGGGATTCAATCTGTATATATTCTTCAAATGTAATCCAATTAACCATTTTAAATATTTATGATATTGTAATTAAAATTATACGAAAAGCACGGAGTATAATTTATTCCACAAATAATTTTTTGTTTTTTATTTTAAATAATTCCGCTGTCCAGGGAAAATATTTTTCAAATATTACAAACATAGCCTTTGCATATTGTTGTATTTCCCATTGAGCATGTTTATCTAATCTCAATTCAAAAAAGTGCATCAGGTTATGAATATCACAATTGACATAAACTTCTGTGTATAAATTTATAGGTAGGATAATACGAGCCAATTCTTTAGCTACCCCATCCTTTATCATTTCTCTATATAGATTATAGGATGTATTGCAAACTAATTTTAATCTCCCATCTTGAGATTCAGAACCAACATCTCCATCTATGCTACTTTGTTTATCTTTAATATCTTGTTTCCGCCATTTTTGTGGGAAATAAAATTCTTCTTTCATTTCTGTATACCGAGCAGACATTTCATTTAGTCTAAATGTTCTATGTCGAACAAACTGGCGCATACAAAAAATTGGAAATTTAATATTGAAGGTAATATTACAAGATTCAAAGGGAGTTGTGTGATTATGTGTAAGGAGATATTTTAACAATCCACGATCTTGTTTTTCTCCTTTAGATGGGGACTTGTAACAAATACGAGCTGTTTCAACTATTCGTTGATCAGACCCCAAGTGATCTATATATCTAACAAATCCTTTATCTAAGACAGGAAGTTCTAAAGAATTTTCTTGCATATGATATATAATATATCAAAAATAATTAAATTCAACACTTAAATTGCAGAAGGCAAAGCGTCTTCTTCAGTATCACCAAAAAATTCAGGTGGAACAACTTCTTCATCTTTATTCAGCCACATATATTCTGCTTCAATTAAATCGTCGGCGGTTTGTGCCTTTTCAACCTCTGCTGTAACTTTAGCTAAAAAGCTAGGATCCCATTCTTCCAAGCCGGCTAATTCTTCTAATTTAGCAATAAATTTTTGCTTAATTGTATTGATCATCTCAGGATCAATTTTTCCTATTCTTCCTGCTTCTTCAGCTTCTTCACCGGCTTGTCGATTTTCAATATCAGCCATGAAATCATCATCATCATCAGGCTGTTCAATTGGTGAGGGGTTGGATACACCAGGAGCAGCTGGGTCAATATCTTCTTTAACTATTTTTTTATCTTTTACCCAAGGCGGAATCCATTTTGTTTTTTTGCCCTTTTTTTTGGAATCTTTCTTTTTAGAATCGCCTTTCTTTCCATTCTTGGAATCTTTTTTAGGATCTTCTTTCGTGTTTTTCTTTGTAAAAGAAGCTTTGTATTTTTCAAAAATCAGTACATCATCATTAGTGCGCATAGTATCTCCTATTATATCTTATAAATATTTATGATTTTCATTGAAATAATTTATAGATAATATATTATATGATTTGAAATGAAAGTACCTATGCCATTTAAAAGAAAATTAAAATACAAAGGAATGTATGCTATTAGAACGGGTGAGTATTCTGGAGGATTTATAATTTATATTAAAGAACATAATATGGGTGATAGTCTGGCATTTTTATCTATACCCAATCCAATGGAAAGCATATACTTTGACAAAAATGAAATCAATCTGTGGATTAAAGAGGGGTTGTTGGAATTTATTGAATCTCTTCCAACTGATGTATATGATGTATGCAAGGCTAATTTTGAATATCACAAAAAGAAAGCACTATAGTGAATAATATTAAAAACTTAATTATAGATGGAACTAATCTCGAATTTAGGATTTTTTACGTTTCAAAATCTTTACAAATGTTCACAGAAGAGGGAGAACAAACTTCTTGCATCTTTAAATTTCTGCAAACATTTAAAAGATTAGTAAACCAATTTAATCCAGATAATATATATTGTGCATGGGATAGAAAGATTGATCGCGAAACTAAAAACTTTCGCAAAATTCTTATGAAAGGCCAATACAAAGTCGGAAGACCAAAGCCACCAGACATAGAAGAGATGTTTAAACAAGAAGTAAAATTGATTGAAGCTTTGGAATATTTGGGATGTAAACACATGTTCCCAAACACCTTAGAAGCAGATGACGTTGTTGGTTATCTAGCTAGAAAATTAGAGGGGCCTAATATTGTTGTATCTGTGGACCGTGATTTATATCAATTAGTAGATGATAAAAATTCTGTATATAATCTTAAAGAAATTATTACAGCGACTAATTTTAAAGATATTGTTGGAGTCCATCAATCCAATTTTAAATTGTATAAAGCTATTTTAGGCGATCCAGCTGATACTATTCCAGGCTTGCCTGGATATGGTCCTGTAAGATCTAAACGATTAGCTGAAGAGTGGAAAGAAAGCAACATTTCAGAAGATTATAAAGAAATAGTTAAAAAGAATATGAAATTAATAGATTTAGATTTGGGATATCTTATGCAACTAGGAGAAAAACAATCATATGATGATCAATTTAAATCAATGAAGGTTGACAATAAAGAAAGCCTGGATAATTTTAAAAAATTCTGTGAAAAATATAACTTTGAGGAATATTTAAACAACTTTAATGATTGGAGACACGTCTTCTCTCGTAACAATTTAATTAAGACGATTGAATCTTTGTCAGAAAACACTAAATAATTAAAGGAGAATATTATGTTAACAGGAACTATACAACCAGTACCAATGGCATGTCATATTTGTGGCGGCCCGCCAGTTATGCCTCGTTTATCAGAATCTATTGATAGACTAAACAAAATTAAGATAGTAGAAGCTATGTGGGTTTGCTCTAGATGTGGTGCCAAAATACAAGAGGGAATTGTCTCACAAGAACCACTAGATGAAAAAAAATAATTCACCATTATTAAATGAATGCATGGAAGAAGTACTAGAAGAGGATTCTACCTATGGAGGTGGAGGAGGTCAAGCTGGTACGTTTGCATATGCTCAGGTGGCCGGACAAAAAACATGGGCTCCACAATCGCCTCCTTTTAGACACATGACTGGTGGAGACCATGACGTCAACATAAAAACTATTGCCGATGATGATGCAGAATTCGCAGCAACCGCTGGCCGAAGAAAACCATATCCATTAGAAACTATTGATGATCATTTAGCACAAGCTTACATCTACGTAAAAAATGCTGAAGAACAAATTAAAAATTGTATTAAATATAATGCAATAATGATCACCAATAAAGAAAAAAAGGCGTTGCTATCCCATCTTGAACGAAAAATTAAAGGTGTAATGGAAATGATTAAAAGCATTTCAGCTGATTTAGATAGAATTAGCATCACATAATCCCTTGATTTTTTTTACAGCTACATTAAATTATTAATATGAAAATTAAATTAAACGGCGATAAAGATATTCCTGGTCTGCAAATTAGAGCTTTTGGTCTTAATGAATTGAACATATCCTGTAGAGTCATTATGACGTATAGTGATGCAATTGAACTAACTAATAAAACAAAATCTGGACTATATAAAAATAAAAAATTTGTGGAAATGTTTATCAATCAACTGTTTAAAGAACTTCGAACTGTTTGTATTGAAGCAGAAAAGGTACAGGAATAAATTGAACATTTTAATCAAAACAGTACTTCAATCCTTTTTAATAGTTTTATTGATTGCATGCACAGCGGGATTGGCTGCAGGATTTATATCTAAATCAATATCGACTGGTATTGGCGTTGGTATTATTGTGGTTATAGAAGAATTTATCAGGGCTTCATTTATAACTTCTAAAAGACGCACAGAACAATTTTTACAATTCCAACGAGATGTTTTTAAAAATGCAGCTGAAATTAAAGTTCCATACGATGTGAGTTGTGCGTATTGTAATATGGCTAACAGTGTGCCTTTATCTTTAATCACAGAAAATACATTTGTGTGTAAAAGTTGCAACCAAGCCAATAAAATTATTTTTCAATTAACCGTAGTTAGAATCACTAAACCATTAAATGTTCCAGATTCTAATTTATCCCCTGTTGAATTAGACGCAGATGATGTTGTCCAATCAACTATAAATGAATCAATAAAAATTAAACATGAATGATCAACATAAAAGCGATTTAGATTTTATTACTCACGAAATTGCACCATCACAAATAGCTGATCAACTCCCTGAGATTTCATCATTCAAAACTATCGATCTTGTTAAAGATGCCGAGGCGTTATGGATGCAAGTTATTAGCATAAATTCTTCTAGTAGTTTATTAACAGATTATTTGGATGGTGTTTCATTGGGCAAATTTGGAGACAGTACAAAAATAAATAGTCTGCTAGTAATTAAAAGATTATTTGATGCTCTTAAACAAATATTGATTAATGAATATAAAAAATTATCTTTATCATCCGAATCATTAAGAGTGCATTTCGAAATTTTAAATAATATAATTATATTAATAATAAAGGATTACGAGTCCAATGTATCGAAGATAAATAATACAAAAAATATAATTGCACAGCTACACGGATACATGGAATCTTTTGTTAATGAAAGTGTATATAAACCCTTAAAAATTAAAATGGAAAGTACATGAAAAAAAAGATAGAAGATATGGATATATTTGAATTGGGTCGATGGTTATGTTTAGTGGAATCTGTCAATTTAATTGCAGAAGAGTGTGAACAAAGAAATGTAAAATTTGATTATCTTCGATTGGAGCCCTTAACTATTAAAAAATATATTGAAGGGACTTGTGACCATAAAGTTATCAAAATTGAAGAAGATAATAAAAAACTCCATCGTAATGAACAATTAAAAGATATTATTAAGTCTTTAACTCCAGTGAAGGTTAATGCAATATGATTTATATTGTTGGTCATTCTTTCATAGCTGGTGCACCCCGCCAAAGTAAAAGTGTTTCAATAACAGAACGAATTCAGATGGCAAAAATACACTCCACGCCGGCACAAATTGATAGCAAATTTGATCAAGGCAAACGATATACTATTGTAGCCATCCGCCCCATCTATGAAAATAAAAAAATAATAAAGTATATTTATTCGTTTAATAACACCTCAACAAATGAAATAATAAATTGTGAGTTTATATCATTAACAGAGGGAGATCAATTTATAGCTAGATTATCCGGCACGGAAGAAGATTGGCGGAGCGAGAAAGAACAGTCTGCTAAAGCATTTGAAAAAATGATTTAATTAATAGTCGCCGTATATTTGATCATCTGTCTTGTCTGAGCCGTCGTAATCCCAATCTTTTTTAGCTTCTTCGTTAATATTTTGATCGTATGGCTTAGAAGCTTCTGGATAATTTGTTCCGCCGCTTAATTTACCATATAAAGTTTCATCAGAAACTTGATCACTTCCAGGTTCTCTAGGTGCATTGGGTTGATAACTGTAATCAAATCTCTTAGCATGCAATATCCACACATAATGTCCGGCTATAGGATTAAATTGCATAGTGAAATTTTCATCACGCCTTTCAGTAATTTCAAAAATTGGTGCTCCGCGAATTAATGCATCAAATGCAGAAGCATCATCATATTGTGAATAGGGATTACTGATACTGTCACAATCTTGAGTAACATTTACTAAACCATCTTGACATATTAAATCTAACGGATTTGTTGTATCTTCACAAGCTGATATAGGAGATACAGTAGGATCATTAAAATCATCTATTCCACCAGGACGATCCCATCCTAATTCTGTCATTCGAATTAAATCACCTGCTTTAGGCTCTACGTTAGAACCCATTATTTCTCTAAATGCCATAATTGGAATTATGAAGAGCACGTCGGCATCATTAATTATTCCAAACTTCGATAGCATTAATGAATCATTTTGAAATTGAGCATATACAGCCATCCCTTTAGGCCCAGAAAATGGTGCTAGTGGATGTTCACCATAAAAGAAATCGTGTGCAGACGTTTGATAATCATATGTATAATAATCTATATATGTACCATACATATTAACAATATCTTTCCACCATGATTGGAATAATCTTCTTTCTCCCTCATTAGCGGTTTTTCTTAGATATCTTAAATTGGCTCCATTAGCACAATCCATATTACTCCTTTATCCAAATGTTGCCATAGGAATTGAAAAGTGTGACCCCTTTCTAATACTCTTTTTTCTTTTGTGTCTTTTTCGTGGCTTATACAAATAAAATACCCCAGGTCTTAATTGAATTAATTGTATACCAGTTGATCCCAAATGTTTCATAGGTTTAGCATCATTGGGGACATAAAATTTATACTTCTTTGCAATATCGCTAGCTTGTGGAGCAGAAACTCTCCACACACCACTGGGTGCTCTTTTAGCTACGTCCACGGCTTTATTACTGATATTCATTCCACGAATAAATTTAGACAATGATCTTTCATTGTCTGATATTTGTGTTGACGATTGTGAGGCAGGCACTTGAGTTAATGTTTTTCTATTTTGACCACGAGCCATTTTAAACTTAAATGATTTAGTAGGGTCATGAGGCTTATGTAGTTTTAATTTGCCCAATCTTTTTAAATCTTCAGATATTATGTATTGTTGAAAATCCATTTTATGTTGTCCAAAAAGCTTTACTAATCTTCGATATTGTTGGAATATCAAATAATTCAACCTCGTCATGATTAGTAATCAATTCATCTAATTTTTTTAAGAATTTAATATAGTAATATTTTTCCATTAGTTTGTATATAATATTTTCCGGCAGCATATTTTTACTGCCATAAATTTGAATTTCTTGTGGAGTCATTGCTCTATTAAATGCCATCTGTCTCATAATTTTAAGATGTTGGTATACAGTGGTTAACTGTTTAATATTTTCTTCGATTGCTTTTAATTTTTTATGAAGCATGTGTTTAAGTTGCAATACATTTTTAATCTTCATTTTTCTGATGTCGCTAAAGTCAATTAAATTGCGGCGCAATTCACCCGTGGTTAAATCTATACTTTGAAGTGTCTCTTGAAATTTTACTATATAAGAGCCTATATCTGGTTCTAATACCTCTGGTATTTTTAACCACCGTTCATTAGGAATATCATAAACAGCTTCTGCTTTATCCCAATCATATTCACTAGTAATACAATAATAGTTAATAGGATGTGTTGATCCTACAGCCAGTTTACCATTTAGTTTTTTGATCATCGCCAAAAGATCAGCGGCAGAGACTGATTCTAAATCATTAACATTAATTTGAATAGTAATATCAATATCACAATTACTAGTATAATTTTGTGTGAATATACTTCCAATGCCATAAAAGGTATCAATTTGTGCGATATGTCCAATAGAATCTACATCTCTCAATATTTGTGATTTGATACCATCCTTTAGAATGGGTGGACGTCCATCATTAAAAAATTGAAACACAGTAGAGTCTAAACTATCCCGAGGAATGTCAACTACAGATTCTCTAATTAGTTGAGATTGCAGTACGTTATTTAATAGGCCATCAAAAGTATTCATTTTAAATACTTATTAAAGACGCTAAAAAATTAAACAAAGTACAATAGAGAATGTTTTAATACATCATAAAAATCATTTAATATTATCGGCGCACTATTTTTACGCCAAATATCAGGCTTATTAATTAATTTCCACAATAGCCTCTGTTTAAGAATGTCTTGGTCTCTTTGAGTTGGGCTCCAATCATTGCATAACCGTAAAGGAAATTGAGACAAATCTATTATTTTATCCGTAACTTTAAATCCTCTTAATTTAACTTCATTTTTTACTTCTCTGTGTCTATTATTAAGATAAAACAATTTATTATACCAAAATTTCATATGTCCTTTTCCTAATTGTAGTTTAAGAGGAATATCTCTATTAGAAATATAATTTCTTTTTAACAGATTTCCTGTAATCATAAGCAATTCACATTGCTCTGCAATAAGCCACTGGTCAGTTAAATGTTTTGGATCTATGCCACAATTGCAACGCATCTTATTCTTGCGCATCTTTCAATTCGTCTAACACTTCACTAATTTGAGATTCAATATCGTTCAATTGATCTTTATAATCTTTAGCAGATTCTTTCTTCTGGCTTCTGACATCACGAGCACTCTCTTCCAACTTCTGTAGTTCATTTAATAGTTCAATTCTAGTTTTCATTTTTATTTTCCTTTATGTATTGTTTAGGCAATTCTCTATCTGGAAAAACTTTTTTGTAACATTCAGGATGTAAAGCATACACCCAACCATAACAATTTAATGTTTTATATATCCATTTGCCACATGTCTCACATGTGTGCTCTGCTTCATTTTCTGCCCTGCTAATAATCATATCAATATATTCAATTATAAATCCTTCCATTTCTTTGTCAATAGCACTTTCTGAATTATCAATATCATAATAAAAGCGTCCGCCTCCAAATTTTTCTTTAATTTGAGTGAACACAGGAAAAATGCCAGTCTTTTTATGTACTTCGTTTATCTTAGAACACATTTCATCTAATAATTCATACCACCCACACCCAATATCAAATCCCCAGCACATGCAAGTTTGTGTCATATCCATATTTCGTTCACGAAATTGTTTGGGGTATATTTTGCACATGTATTCATCAAAATGTTCACGAGTCATATCAAGAAACTTTATATCATTTTCCTTTTTCATAATATCCCTATGCTTTATATTATACTTTATTTTTTATAGAAAGTCAATAAGTATATATATGAAATATATTAGCTTTTTAACCTTTTGGAAAAAACTATTCATAGAACGCAATATAAGTGATAATGAATATTATTGGATTACTCCATCACAAAAAATACTTAAAGTTCCATTTGAGGATCATGATGCTTATGTAAGAGAACATCCAGAAGTTTTTGGATTAAGAGGTAAAGATTTAGAAGATGTAGATGCTTATGATCTTGCTTTACAAATTGGTGCATTGAGATTAGGTGTTTTAAACAGTGCATATAGTCAGCTTCCAAGTGAACCATCTATGCATGCAGAAATAGTAGCATACGATACAGATACATTAAAAATTTCAGCCTGGGCATTGTCTAAATTTTTACAAAATAAGGGTGTGGAAGATGTATCTATTTTCTTTGCTAATCCTAAAACACTAACACCAAGAAAAAGGGTTCCTGTTGAATATTTAAAGAGATTATAATGATTACTATAAATAAAATAAAATTGTATAGAGAATTGTACCAAAAGGGTTTAGAATTTAAAATAGTTCCACATTGGGAAACTACCTCTGATTGGTCTTTCTATGCTGATATTTTAGACAACAATAAACAAGCTTGGTTTTATGGACTAGATAATAATGGCAAAGAATGGAATTATACAGAAAATATTAGAGGACAAGGTTCCACTATGGAAATGGCCTTATCATCCTTGTGTGTTAAAATTAGTGGTCGAAAAGTACATTTGTTTAACGGTACAACCTTTGTAGTGGGCGATGTTTCTGATGCAGTAAGTGATAGTACAGTAACCAAATTAGATCAAGATGATTTGGTATTTGATTTTGAATTAGCTTTTAACAAATTTGTAAATTTATTGCCTAAAGATAAACAACAACATGTATTAATTTCTAAAGGATTATTTGGATTAGTGGATGTAGGAAACGAATTAAGCAATCCTGTTGTAATATCTTTAGCAGCACTATTATTAGTTTTAAAAATAGGGTTTGAAAAAGAATTAAAAGATATAGGGTTGGATATTAATAATAACCCCATAAATATTATTGTTCCTAGTTTAATTGGTGATGATTTAAAAGAATTTCATGAAAAATTGAAAAATCTTGAAGTTTTTATAACACACAATAAATTAGATACAAATGATTTGTTGGCCGATGCGCTTGGTATTTATGCAGCAGTTTTATTATATACTGCAGGAGAAACAAAAATTAAAAAGGAGAATATATGAGCAGCTTTACTAATTTTTTTATTGATCTATGGGATGATATCAATCCTAAGAAACAACCCAATTCAAATGACAAGGTCCGTGGGCTGATGGTGACTGATTGGGGCCAAATGAATGACCTAGTCAAATATCGTCGGGATGATTGCAAGAAATGGCGAAGCAAACAAATCAATACAATGTATTTTGTTGCAGACCTGCCTATCAATCAACCAGGCCAGCGTATGTATGTTAAAGAAGGGCGCAAACTGCAAAGTGTAACCAACTTACTAGAAGATAATATAAAACGAATTTACAATTGGGGATTTCGTATTATGATTACTCTTGAAAATGAACCCTCTGTTAGAAAAGGGCGTGGACCATGGATGGCCGGTACAGGATACAAAAATATGTCCGGCAAGCAACTCTATACAAATGAAAGACTTGAATATGCTAAAAACTATTTTTCTGATTTATTTCGTAGAGTAGGTATGAGACGGATTTGGGGTATTGTACTTTGCTTAGAAACTATGGAACCTGTTTCTATTGAATGGCAAAGAAAATTAGGAGCATGGTTAAGATCTATTGGTTATAATGGTAGATTATATACAAATGGTATTGCTAGTGCATCCTGGGCTGGCGATCCTTCATTAGATATTAGGTCAACAACAGGAACAGCAATTAGATTGTTAAATGGTGATGGTCAAGAACTCAATGCTAACAATGCAGCCAACGAAGTGCCTAAGTGGATTAATTTAGGAAACAGATATCAGGATGGGTGGTTAATGTACATCTCTGTTTATATTGGCAAACAACCAGACAGAACAAAGCCATCCAAACTAGAAAAATGGATGTACGAATATATAATTTAAGGAGAGACTATGTCAACATATGAAATAGAATTAAAGGCTGGAGATGTATTAACAGTTACAGTTGCAGGGAGTTCAGTTCCTCCACCGCCACCACCACTGGAATATGGTAATTTAATGGGAGTGATTAGAGAACATGATATATATGATCCTTCTAAAAATATTGTTGGTGCAACAGTAACACTAAACGATGGACAAAGTGCAACTACTGGTAGCGATGCAAGATACTATTTTGCAAAAGTTGCAGTAGGTGATATTACAATAACAGCATCGGCAACGGGATATATTTCAAATTCAATTGTTCGTCAGATTGTGAAAACACAAGACAATTGGGGATCAATTGCACTTGAAAAAGATCCATCACCACCTCCCCCTCCCCCTTCAGGTTTTGGTAGAGGTATTTCACCTTTTTATCTTTTCAATACAAGTGCTTCGCGATTAGCAAGACAAGTTCCACAAGTCATTTCTCAATTAGCAAGTATTGGAGCACAAACTACAATAATAGATATTTTGGATCATCATACTTGGAAAACTTCAACAGGTGAATGGGTCGGTCCTGATACGTATTATCCTTACAAAAGTTTAACTAATCCTGATGCAGGTTTTAATTCATATTTTACAACTGCATTAAGAAATTTAGTTGTACAATTAAATGCAATTGGTGTAATACCTGTAATAGAAGTTATTAACTTTTATAGTACAACTCGCAATAATCCTCCAATGGATGTTTTGGTAAGTCATTATGGTTCATTTGCAGGGTGCTATGATTCGGTTCATTCACGACATAGATCCTTTTTCGAATATATCAGAAATACTCTTTCTGGTTTAAAATATGCTGTTGCTCCAGGGCGTGAAAGCTGGAGAATATCCGATGCATATAGAATCCAGTTTGCACAATGGTGGAAATCTAATGCACCAGGAATTCTTGTAGGTGATCAAACCACTCGAAAGAAATTATTGTGGCCACAAGTTTCTACAGCAGAATGGAATGCTCATTTAAGCTATGTTGATTTTGGTATTCAACAAGCAGAAATGAAAAACGGTGCTGTTGTAGAAATAGAAGATTTAATACTAGGCAAGCCTAATCTTTGGTCGGAAGTTTCTTATGATGGTGTAACAGCTCCTCGAGCACCAACAAATTCTATTAAGCAAGGTATTGCGTCCGCTGAATCTCGCGGAATGTGTTTTGTAGAAGGTTGGTGGTGGAATGATGAGAATCATATATTTGGTCAAAATATAGTTCCGGCATTTGGCGCTTTTCCTCCAGTGCCACCTATTCCTCCAGGTCCAACACCTCCTCCTGGCGAGGATGGATTAATATTTATTAGACAAGAAGCTGGTCATGATATTGTTGATGTTTCTGCCATACTCAAAGGCCCACTAAACTATAACGGATCTCAGTCAGATAATATTTCTCCTCAAGTATTATCTAATCCTACCCTTAATGATATTGTGTTTGTAAGAGAGGGTAAGCCAGATGAATGTGCTAATAAAAATGCAACCTGTACATGGATACGGGCAGCTTCTGTTCATGGAGCAGTTGAAGTTGATGGAGGCAATTCAGGTGCAGTGTTTGCAGCTTATCTAGATAATGGTATTTGGACTATTGCTTGGGTAGCATCTTTTAGAGACTGGCAACCATCTAATGAATTTTTTGGTGTGGCATCATTAAACGGAATGTGGTGTCCTCATGGTGGCGAAACATTATGTAGAGAATGTGGCTGGCCGAATATACATAAATGGAGCACAGAATGGAGTAAAGGAAAAAAGACAGTAGTCTTTCCTGTCTCTTGGAAAGTAGGTAGTGCACTAGGATATGGTATAGTATTATAAATAATGGAGTTTAATATAATGAGTTTAAAAAGTTTTTGGAGAACAATAGTAGATCTGTGGAATAAAATTTTTAAACCAGATCCTCCTGAGCCGCCTCCTGAACCACCTGAACCACCACCTCCACCAGATCCCACTCAAGGATGGGTAAACGCAGAATTTAAAGGTATTACCTGTTCAACTTCAAATGATTCTTTCAAATTTTACTTTGATAGAGATAATGAATTCGCTATCACTTTAAATATTAAAAGCAATGGGTCAGGATGGGATAGATTGTTTGCAAATGACACATCACAGATAACTGAATTTTTTGTTTATAAAAATGGAACATATGGAGTTCGATTATATAATAGAGCAATTAATTTTGGCGAACCACTTATTAAAGAATGTGACCGAAAAGGAACAGAACCACCAGACCATTGGGGAATAGTAAAAGTGCCTTCTTGGAAAGGTACGCACACCATTAAATACATTTTAGAATTTAATAAAAAGAAGTTCTGGATTACTTGGGACGATACAGTAATTGGTGGTTGGAAAATGGTTTGGGAAGCAATTGTTCCGCCTATTACAAGCATTAAAGTGAAAGGACAAAAATATCCTTAAATAATATTAACCTTTCTAACTTGGGGGTTGTTTTCTTGATCGTATGTGATTTCAAAATAGTTGCCTAATTTTCTATCTACTGTATAAAATTTTTCTTTACCTCTTGATGTAGTAAGAAACCTTGTAGGAGCTATCCTAATATCTTCCATTTTTAATAAAATCATTTTATCATAGGCACTTGAAAATATAACAAAATGTTTTGCATTTGTTGACCCTCTATGCTGATTAAGAATAATGTCTTTATATTCTCCAGACCACACCTTTTCGAATTGAATAGAATTTTTAACCTCTACATCCCATTTTGTTTTTTGTCCTGAATCAGTATTTTTAACAACAATATCACAATCTTTAAATCTTTCCACGAAACCGTCTACTAATTCAAATCCACGAGGCTCAAGTATTTTAAATAACAACTGCTTTCCTGCAAGGTCATATTTATCATACAATTCTTTATTAAACATATTACATTCCTTTATTAAATTATATATAATTATACTTGAGAATCACTTTTTTTCTTTGGAATATATGGAGATTCTTTAGGCAATCTTCCTAGACCAACTAATATATCATAAACCTTTCCAGCTATTCCTTCTGCTGTATTATATTCTTTGTCGGATATATCTTCTTTATCGCCGAATTTTACTTCCATACCTAAATGTGCAATAACAGGATAGTCATGGTGCCATTGATTAATGCCTGTATCTACTGCTGCAATCATGTGTGTTAACATTTCAGATTTTATTGATCTTTGAATGTTTTTATATTGTCGGGTAAAATCTTCATAGACCTGTTCATATCCCAGTATTCTTTCCGGATGATCTGAATACCATTCTAAATATTCTCTATAATATTGTTCTAATATCATAAGACATTCTATAACAATTTCTTTATCTGGTAAGGAGCCTCTACTAAAGGCATGATAAAATTTTAAAAATGGACGAACTATATTTTCTTGTATCATAAGATACCTATTAAATTTTGGTGTTTCAACAGAATCCCCAATGGTTCTCATAAAATTAAGACGAGCATCAACAGGTCTATCAAACCCTATTGTTGTATTAACATTTTTAACAGCCTGTTTCAATATAGGATTCATAAGATGTTTTTCTCTATCTATTTTTTGCTGCCATTCTGGTTTAGAAGAAGGCACAGGCAAATTATAAAATTGATAATAGGTAAAATATTCATTATCCTCCTGGTCAGAGAGTTGATATAAACATTGTTCTTCATGTAAACCAAAATATTTGAGCATTTGTTGTAATAATGTTTTATAAGGTTTAACAATATCTACTTTTGCCCAAAAAGTTAATATACTTTTACCATCTTTAAATGGATTTAAAAACAATCTCCCATTAATTGTATTCAAGTGACTCATGTGACTCATGTGTTCGTATTTAAACAGATCAAATTGATCTTGGGATTTAATTCCATTAGTCTTCATTGAACAATCTGGATAAGTTTTGAGCAAGGCTTCAGCAAAATGAGATACTGTAGTAATATTGAGGTCTCTTAAAATGTTTTTTATGTATCTCCTCATAGTATAATGTGTGGTATCTGCTGTATTTTCGTTTATTACATAAAATATAATATTATTAAAAATTAAAAATGATCGAGCACATGGTGACGTATAGTTAGATTTAAATGAGCCTACAGTCTTAAAAATCGTATCTGGAGTTTCTTTTAAGAACTCTTCAAACAATGGAATAGTGATGTCTATCATAAATATGTCTCATATAATATTTATGAAAATAATAGAATAGATTGAAGAAATATTTAAATTTTAATCCACACCATTATGTAATATTCATTTAGTTTTCTATTATTAGTCTTCTATATTAATAGAAATACATTGCCCTAATTGATTCCATTACTAGAACACACTAGAGCCTCATATTGTCCATTACCATCTGCATACCACATTTTATAGTAGTTTGATGAGCCGTGTCCTGAAAATTGGTAGGTATCATAAATCACACAAGGATAATAAGCCTTATCGCTTGAATTAGTTGGACCGTATACTGGGCTATTAGCAGATTCGTTCCAATCAAATATGCGAGCACGAGCCGATACACATCCACTCACTAAACATAATATTATTAAAAATTTTTTATAAATCATTTTATATATTTAGTGATTTATAAAGATATAAATGGGGCTATATAGAAGTAGAATTGGATTTTTTGGTTAAAAAATTTTTTGAGAGAGCGCATTGCGCCCACCCGGCTTTCCGTGAAATCTTTGTATTAGAAGATTCCCAACGCTTGTCAACACAATAATTATTTTCATTTCATATACACATTTCCAATTTATTTAATGTCTATAGAATAGATTGGAAATCAAGACTTATTATTTAACATGTCTTCAGGACTCTCTTATCTTCTAAATGATTGATTGGAAATATAATAGAAGTCAAGGCTAAAGGTTCTTTAATATAATATTGACGACCAACTTAGATTCATATATAATATAAAAAGAATTAAGAGAACGTAGTAAGTTAAACCCAAAAGAAAGGCAGAAAAACATGGCATCGAAACAGATCACGATTAACTTTCGCGGCACGGATAAGGTTTGCACGGAATTGGCGCCCGGAGTTGTGATGAAATCGGCAAGCGTTTTCTATATCCAGGATCCGATGGACGGCAACT